TTGTCGTTGCTGATCTGATATTTGACGCTTATCAGTCTCCCCGTATAGCCCCTCAGATAGTCGGACAACTGATACGGCCACGGGTCCGCTTCGCCGGTCAGCATGGGATTCACTGCGAAGGAATTGTCTTCCACGACCACGCTCTTGCCGCTCACCCTGCTGTCCCAGGGCTTAAAAGTCCTGCCGCCATACAGGTTCGGGTATTTTAAGCCATCATCCATTCGATCACCTGCATCCGCCGCTATGGCTGCGCGTTGCTGTCCTTTACCACGACATCCCTTACGGCGTTGATATTGGGGAGCTTATATATCCTTTTGTTTTCCAGGTACTCCTGGACATAGCGCAGGGCCTCGCCGAACCGCTGGAAGTGCACGACCTCCCTCTCCCGCAAAAACTTAAGCGGTTCGATCACATCCGGGTCGTCGGCCATGCGGATCAGATATTCGTAGGTCGACCGCGCTTTCTGCTCGGCCGCCATATTCTCGTACAGATCCGTTATGGGATCGCCTTTTGACTGTATATAGGCGGCCGTGAAGGGAACGCCGGCCGCGCTGACGGGATAGACCGCGCCGTCATGGTCCACGTAATAGGGAGCCATGGAGCTGGCTTCGATCTCCTCCCGGCTGGCCCCCTGGGACAGCTGCCTGACCATGGTCCCCACCATTTCAAGGTGGGCAAGCTCTTCCGTTCCGATATCGTTCAGGGTTGCTTTGGCCTCCGGGGTAACCATGGAAAAGCGCTGGCTTAAATATCGCAAAGATGCCGCCAGCTCCCCGTCGGGTCCACCTTACTGTAATAGACTACGATTATATTCCCTTATCTTTTGTTTTCTGGCATTGACATCTTTCTTGCATAACTATATCCTAAATACGATGATAATAGAAATGGGATGATATTATGAAAAAGCTCATCATCGGCATAATAGTCCTCTCTATCTTCGACGCCATCGCCACGGCTGCCGGCGTTTCATCCGGAGAAGTCATCGAGGCGAACACCCTCCTTGCAGGTGCCGTCATGTCAAGTCCCTGGATTGCTTGCGGCTTTGTGTGTCTGGGCGTCTGTAGCCTGATGGTATTAGTCCTGCGCCTATACAATAAACATAATAAGCCTAAATGGGTCCCATATGCTTTGTCACTGGTATTTGCGGAGCGCGTTATAATTGCGGCCGTCCATTTTGCCGGTATCGCGGCTCTATAAAATTTTACCATATCGTCCCTCCGCTATTGACATTTCCCAGTAAACATAATATATTTGGTTATCATATCGAATAAAGGAGAGGACCTATGAAAAATCTCAAATTTCGCCACAACAACAAGGGTTTCTCATTGGTAGAGTTAATAATCGTAATCGCGATCATGGCAGCACTCATTGCCATCATCGCTCCGCAGTATCTGAAGTATGTTGAGAAATCGCGCGTGCAGGCTGACGAAACGACAGCAGCCGAAATTCTCAGCGCAACTAAGGTTGCCGCCTCTGACCCTGCAGTAAATCTTTTGGCGGGAGATTACAAAGTCGCTTGGAACGGCGGGAGCTCTGTTACCGTTACTGCTCCTTCCGGCGACGATGGTACATTTAGCACCGCTGTCACCGGGGCGATCGGAGCAACACCTGCAATAAAATCAACGACGCATAAAAGTCAAACCTACACCGTCACTGTGACTGTAGCCGGCACCGGTGTGACCGTCAACGCTGCATGGGCATAGCGCCTTCCCCTTAAAGGCGTCAGACATATATGCACAAGGCCGAGTAGGCTCTGACAACCTCTCATCCTCCCCGGCCTTTTGTGCCTGAGCGCTAGGATCACATAGAAAAACAGAACCGGGATTTCTCTCGGTTCTGTTTTTCTATGTTCTCTTTAGTCAAGCCCTGTCAGTCTCAGCCCGTCGTTGTCCCCCTGCAGCATTGCCCGTACCCTGGCTCCCACGCTTGCGTTGTACGGATTCTTCGCCGAGCTCCAGCTTTTGTTCATGAGCTGCCAGAGGGCCGCGCGCTGCGCGGTTGTCAGGCCGGGGATCGCGTCTATCGCCTCTTTGGCCTCCGCCTGGGTGAGGCTTCCGTTTTCGTCGATGATCGCCGCGTTTTCTTTCGCTTTGATGTATGCCGCCGGCGGCACATCGTAGCCGTATCCCGTTTCGATTCTCTTGTATTCGCTTTCTCTCAGGACTACGGACAGCGCCGCCAGTTGGTCCCGCTCGTTGGTTATCGCATCCACGACTGTGCGGGCCTTCTCCATATCACTCATAGTCTCCCCTTCCGGCAGCGCTGCCGAAGCGTCCCGCAGCAGGCCGTCCAGCTTCAGGGCCGCGTCCTCGCTGATTCCCGCGGACGTGAACTTCTCGTACCGCTCCGCCTCCTGGGGAATCTGGCTGAAATACTTGAACGCCTCTGTCACAGCGGCCTTTTGTTTCTCTGAATATCCTTTTTTGTCTGCCCAGTTAGAAAACATAGTCGCGCGTACACCGGCGTTATCGTACTTCTCTTCGATTGTCGTATACTGGTTCTGCGCCTCAAGGAAATCGTTGAAGCTGAGGCCCGTCTTCATCACGGACGCAATATCGTCATCCCGTTTATCGGAAATCCGATCCCGATAGATGGCGATTTTGTCTTTCTCGCTGAGATCCGCGTCTATGAGGGCTGTCCGGTTCGCGATGTTCACCGCGCTTCCTTTCAGCGTCCCGTTTTCCTTGAACTCCAGCAGCAGCCTGGCCGCCTCCGCGCTGTCGCTCACCTCATCCAGCAAGACTCTCTCGTCATCGGAAGCAAATCTTTCGTAGTAGATCATTGCCTTTTCGGCCGGACTCAGCTCCGAGCTTCTGAGCGCTTCCCGTTTTGCCTTTGAGCCCTCTTCTCCCCTAAGCACATTCGCTTCCTTTATCACTGACAAGACCTTCGCGACCTCCCCGGCATCGGCCCCCTCTTCCTCCATCGCGTCCATAAGCTCTCTTTCCTCTTCGCTCGCCATCATCCCGTAGTAGATGACGGCCTTTCCTTCTTTTGAGATCTTGGATTCTTTCAGCAGCTGCAGCTTCAGATACGCTTTGCCGTACTCGTCCTCCTTGTCCGGATCTTCGACCTTGCTCAGATCCTCCAGGATCCCATAAGCCTCCCGCGCGGAAACGCCCACGTCCAGCAGCCCCTGATACATGGCCGTCTGCACGGCGCTCATGGATTTGAATTCCCGCTCGACCCACTCCCGCGCCTCCGGGAGAGCGCTCTTCCCGAAGATCACGCTCTGTATGAAGTTCATGGCCGTCTTCACGGGGCTGTCGTTGAATACCGGGTACTGCAGGATATCCCTTCCCTCGGAATCCACGGCATAGCTTCCCTGCCGCAGTACCGTCTGGATACCCTGATAGGCTTTTTTCACCTGGCCGCCGCCGAATGGCAGCGCAAGGTATGCCATAGGATCTATTATTTCCGTTTTGAGAGTGTTCCAGTTTTTCCGCTCGTTTCCCTGGTTAAATATGAGTTTTCCGGCTGCCCCAAATAGTTTTACGAAGTTCGGCACCGCGTTATATATCGGCAATCTTCCACCGCCCAGCAGTCCGCCGACAAACGGCAGTTCCTCTGCAAAGCCCTTGAAGAGCGCCCCGGTAGCTTCGGTGTATCCCAGCCGCTCCGTCTGGAAGCTTGGCAAGTCTCCCTTGACCGCGCCGATCCCCAGCTCCACCATGTTCGGCAGCTCATACCCAGTGAAGTCCCCGATCGAATCATTCAGGATGCCGAGAGGGTCCAGCGCCGGCCGCCGCCCGATGAGATACTCATACAGCTCATCATACAGCCAGGCCCCCAGCAGGAACTTCATCAGCGCCAGTGACAGGCGCAGGACTCCTTTTTTTCTTTCCTCCGGTATCAGGTCCTTAAACAGGAAGGAGAGCTGATTGTTTACCTCAAGCTGGAACTGCGTCACCAGCTTTATCAGCGGATTCTGTGAGGCGAATAACGTCGGGCTGGATCCTTTCGACCTGTCCGCCATGATGCCCGCGACCCACCCGTCGGCTTCCTCCATGGCCGCCGCATCACTCAGTCCCTCGCGGAGATTTTTGGTATACCTCGCACGGATGAGGCTTCCGGCCGTGAAGCCGTCGATGATCCGCATCGGCGTTGAAAGTAAACTGGATACCGCCTGCGACTTGGTTCGCACAAGTGGATCCGACCCTCTCCGGTTTGTCAGAAAATCCGAGGTTTCAATCATGCCGTCCTCTTCAACAAAGGAATTCAGCGTGTCCCACATGCCCCTTAGCAAATCTACAGACCCGACCTGACTCCATCCCTGGGTTAAGGGGATGAGGTTTGTGAGCCAGCTCGCCGGATTGATCGCCACCATGTTCGCGGCCACCCGGCTCTCCAGCGATTTCGCAAGATTGTAGAAGCCCCTCCCAACTAACTGCTCCATCTTGCGATCCAGCGCGCTCTTCTTGTTCGCCAAGAGGTTCGTGTACTCCTCCAGATCCACAACGAAGTTTGAAAGCGCGTATTCTCCCTCCCGAAAGATGGAGTCGATTCTCTCCTTTTTCTCCTCGTCCGTGAGCGCCGCGTTCTTCCGGACCCGGTCCACCTGCTCCCGGATCCCCTCGTCACCTGTGCGGTACCGGATCTGCTCAGCCAATGCTCTCAGCGCCTGGATATCATCCGTGTGGTAGATTACGTCCGTCACGCCCTCTATGTATCGGTCGAAGCCCTCCACCGCGTCATAATTGGTGTTGACGCCCTTTCTCTCCTGGGCCCCGCCGAACCACCGGATACCCGGCCGGAAAGAATGCGTCATGCCGTTAATCGTTGTGGGTAATGCCGTCACCTCGGTTTCGATCCCCAGCGCGTGGCCCATCTTTTTGATAATGCTGTCCGACTGATCCTTCTGGAAGTGCGGAAAGTATCCTCTGCGGTAGTTCACCGGCTCATAGCCGTTCCGGATCCTCGCCTCGTTCATCTGCTCGAAAAGCTCGTTGTAGATTGCCCGGAATTCCTCCACGGCCTTTTTGATCTTCCCCTTGTTAAGGTTTGGACTCTTCACCCACAGGTCATCTACGATGCCCTTCCAGTCCGCGAGACTCTTTCCGTCCCTGTCCTTCACACGACCCTTGGAGGATTCTAAGTATTCTATGGCGTCCGTTGCCTCTCCGAGAAGCTGCACGGCGGCGGCCTCGGAGATTTGATTGCCCTTCTCTACGCGCCGGCTCAGGTTCAGTGCCTTCACGCGCGCACGATATGCGTCCCGTGCTCTCGTCCGCTTTGCCTCGTTCTTATGGACAGGCGTGAAATACGTCGCAATGATCCTTTCCGCCAGCTTCCTGTTGGGTACGATGTCGCGGATGTTCCGCTCCATCGTTTCCCTCATGTATAGGATACCGGCTTTTTTGTCCTTCCAGATGTTCGCCGTTTCCAGCAATCCGTCCGCTTTCTTCCGGAGTGCCGCCTTCCGCCCGGCGTTGTGCTTCCGCAGGATCTCTCCCAGCCGCTCATACTCGAGCTTAGCCTCGTATACGGCCTTGATCCCCTTATAATTCGCCCTGTCTGTCGGGATATCCTCCAGTCCGATCTCCCCCTTCAGCAGGCGGTCGACCTGGGCGTTGTCGTACTCGGTCAGGAGATTCTTCCTTACGGCCTTCTCGGACATCCTCCGCGCGTCCTTGTACAGGAGCCACAGCTCCCGCACGTCCTTGGTTGACAGATCCTTCTCCTCCGTCTCCCGCCTGGCCTCCTCCGCGTAGCGCTTGACGGACCTAACCTCTATCATCACGTCCCCGATGATGTTTTTAAAGTCCTCCCTGGCGTATCTCCGTATTTCGTCCGAATGATCCCCGTAATAGTCGTCCAGAGATTTCTCCACCTTGTATATGCTCTTGGCAACGTCGCTGATCTGCCTTAGCATATCCGCGGGGTGCGTGACGTCCCCGGGAAAGAGCTCCGGGTACTCCTCGGCCAGTTCCATGTACACCGTATCCACCGGCGTCCCGTCGTTGACGATCTTCAGCGTCCCGAAGTTTGAGCGCAGGAAATCCGACCAGTCCGCGAAGTCCTTCTTGTCCCGCTCCGAAAGAGTAATGCGTCTCTCCCGCAGCTGTTCTTTCAGACTGCGGTACTGACTGTAATACTCATCGTCCACAGCTACCGCCTCGTCGTAGGCCACCTCGAACATGCTTTCTATGGTCTCATCCGATACCTGTCCGGTTAACAGGTATTCGCCCGATATCATTCTGGCGATGTCCTGCAGGAATTCCCGCTGCGCCCACCTCGGCACGCCCAGCAGACCCCCGACCCTGGATACCAAGCCCTTCTCCGCGCGTTTTAAGAAGGCCTGCGCCTTCTGCGGCATGTTGCTTATATACTCCTCCGCCTTGCCGGCGTCGTAGTCCGGTTTCTTCTCGGTCCTCTGATAGCCGTATACGCTGTCCCAGAAGGCGTCATACTCCTCCTGGAACCGTTCCTTCTCCACGATCTCAGGCTCCGTCTCCAGCAAGGCCGCGAGTTCTTTCTCTTCCGGCTGGTACTTTCCTGGCACGGGCTCCAGCTGCGTCACCGGCAAAGCCACCGTCGCCCGCTTCCCCTCCTGCTTGTTCCAGAAGGAAACCTTCAGGTATTTCACGCCCTGCGCGTTCGTGATGGAGAGACCCGTCACAAGCCCGATGTTTCCCCGCTCCATGGCTTTTACCCAGGTCTTGAAGGGGAATATTTGAACATTATCGATCACGGGATATCCCGCCTGCTTGGCCTGCTCCTCCGTCTCCAGCCACGGCGCCAGTGTCCCCCGCTCCTCTTCCTCCACCGAATACCGCGTGTTGACAATTCCCAGCTGCTGCTGTATATTGGATATAGAAAAACGGTTGCCAGAGAAAGCGGCTGCGTCGGCGTTGCCGGTCGAGAGCGCTCTGGGGCCGTTTTTCTGCATCCATGCGTCAATATTGCTTTCTTTTCCGAAGAATGCCGTCCTTAAAATAACCCGGCCGGAAGGCATAAACTCCAATAGAACGCCGGCGAATCCTTCCGGCGTTTCGACTTTCGTCACCACCGGCGTACCGTCGTATGTACCTTTTCTGTCACTAATCCGAGCAGCCAGAACATTGTCAAGCCCTTCGACTATCTCTTTGACCTGATCGGCAGACATTCCGTGCTTATTCACTAAATGCTCTACGCCATTGAAGAACACATCGATTTCAGCCGGCGTCTCGAAACTGAAATAACTTTTGTTTTTCTCTTGGGGATTGCTTCTGTTTTCCAGAACATGATCGTAATAATCCTGAAAGTCTTCATATCCGCTTTTGTACATGGCAGAATAACGCGCGGGCGGGCCCCTGGTCCGGTTCGCCTCCCGCTCCGACACCGTCTTCGTTTTCTCATCGGTGACGCTCCTCACCTCTTCCGTATACTTTGTGGCGCCGGCGCCGAATGCGTTGATTCCGGCATAGGCGTCGGCGTAGATCTCCTCCAGGACAGCCAAACCGTCGTACAGGCCGTGGTACGCATCCTGGTACCGCCTGACGATCTTGGCAAATTCTGCTTCCGTGTACTTCTCCTGAAGAGCCTCCCGTATGGAGGAGACGAGCCCCGGATTTCCCTCGGCCAGCGCGTGGAAAAGCTCGTGGTCCGCCAGCTGCGATATGCCGATCTGCATATTGTTTGCCTGAATAAAAATACGCCCGTTTGAATAGACGCCTCTGACTGCCCGGGTCTTTCCGCTTGCGTCCCGTACCTGCAGCTGGCCATGGAAATACGTCACTTCTATTCCGTATTTCCGCAGCGATTCGGCAACGGCCGTCTCCTCCTCGTCCCAGGCGCTCTCCGGCACGGCAGTCACTGAAGCTTTGTCCGTGCCGCCGGGTATTCCCATCTCTTTGGGGCTTACTTCTTGGAGCTGAAGACCTTTGACACGATTTGTTCTGTCAATTGCTCGTTTGGTTTGTACGTTCCGTCCCGTATCTCCTGCTGCCCCTTCAGCCAGGATTCCAGCTTGTCCGCCGGCACTCTTACCAGCATCCCGTTGGCCGCCTCCATCAGGTACACGTCCGGCTTTTGATTGCTCTGTGCCATTTACAGTTCCTCCTTCAATATTCGAGGCGCTTTCCATGCCCGGCAAATTTACCCTCGCATCCGGCGCCGCGCTCTGCGGCGCCTTCTTTTGCGCCTCGGCTTGCGCGGGGATTTCCATATCCATGGGCGCGGCAGTCCAGTAAGGCTCCTGCGCGAATCCAGGCGCCTCCAGCACGGGTATTCCCTTGTTTGCTGTATCATCAAGCGGCGTCAATATCCCCGCTGTTTCAGCCTCCTTTTGTAAGGAGGTTGCAGTCACCGGAGGATTTCCGTCCAAAGCCGCCTGCATGGCCGCTTTGAGATCCGGCACCTCCTCCGTAGGACTCAGCGCTTCCTGCATGGCCGTTTTCAGTTCCATCGCGTATTCGCGCACGCTCTCCGGCGTGGCCTTTTCTAAATTCAGCGGCTTCGGCCTCACGTTCTCCGGCAGCTGCTTCGCTATAGCGTTCAGGGCCTTCGCTGCCTTCTTGACTTCCTGCTTTATTTTAAGCGAAGCCTGCGCCTCCCCGGAGAACAGCATCTCCCCTCCTCCCAGGATCCCGCCGACGAAAGCGCCGCCCCCGAATTCCGCGGCCGCCGTCAGAGGATTTAGTATAGCCTCCGGATCCTCCAGGGAGAAGAGCGCGTTCCCCTTCCCGTATACGGTGTTCTGCAGGAGCCTTTCAATGATCCCCTGCACGATCTCTTCCTTCCCCTCATCCAGCATGGTGTCCACCCACTGCCGGATGGCGGATCTGTTGCCGGTCTTTAATGCGTCGGGCAGCTCCTGTATGCCCCCTCCGCCGACCTCCACATAGGCGTTCAGCAGAGCGTTGAGAATGGCATAGGTGGAGGCCTCCATTCCGGTAGCCCCGTCTTTCTTCGCCTGTTCAAAACTGTCGCCGGCCACCTGCAGGGCCGGCAGCCAGAACTGCGGGCTCTGCACCATGGCCTTTGTTGCCGCGCCGACCGTGATGGCAAGTGAGCTTGCCCCCGTGCTTGCTAAACCCGCGGCGGCCGTCGCCTCCAGATTGGGGACTAAACTGGCCCCCGAAGACATCAAGGCCAATACCGCCTGCGGCAGCGCCGCGACGATCATGCCCCCGAGCTTCGCCGCCTTGTCCTGTAAGGGTGTAAGGGATTGCGCGAAAGCCTCCGTCGCGGCTCTCTCTTTATCTGACTGCGCTTTCAATAAGGAGACAGGATTGTTCTCCCACCCCAGGGCCTGCAGGGGATTCCCGATCAGCCAGTTTGCCGTGTTGATAAGTCCCCCGCCCGTCTGGTCCGCGCCGCGGTTTATGGCGGTTCGGAGCGTGTCCCCGAAACCCCGCATCCCCTCCCGGAAGCCTATCCCCTCCCCCGCCTCTCGCATGGTCACGAGGATTGGATTTTCCTTATACAGGCGCTTTTTCTCCTCATTCAGCGCCGCGAGTGAATCTACGGAGGCCTTCAGCTGTTTCCGCAGCTTGTCTGTTTCTTCTGTACTGTAGAGCCCCGGTGCCATCGCGGCCCCGGTCAGCTCATTTTGCAGGCTTTTCATCGTCTCTTCCTGTTCCGCTATCCGCGCCCGCAGGGTGTTCATCTGGTCTACCGCCAGATAAGAGGAGTACACCCCGAACCGCTGCTTTAACACGGGGCTCGCGTTAAACTCGCTCTCGGAAACAGGACCGGTCCGCCCGGCCCCTCCGCCTCCGGAGCCCCCCATCCCGCTCCCCACACCGGGGCTATATGTCCTGCCGCTTCTGGCCGCATACGTATTTCTCACTCCCGCGTCGCGCGCGTCGCGGTAGTCCGGCAGTCTGTCATAGATCTCCCCGAACTCCGCCGCGTCCCGCTCGTAGGCTGAAAGCATGGTCTCATAGACGCTCAGGCTTGCGTTGTAGTCCTCCAGGTACTTCCGGTTCCCTGTAGTCTCATAAGCGGAACGCAGGGCGTTTATGGCGCTCCCTGCGTTGTTAAGCTCTTCCCTTTTTCTCTGCAAACCCTCGGCCCTTCGGGTTGCCTCACGCGCCGTGTCCTCCACGGTCCGTTTGGCGTAGGAGGACCGGATCCCCGCGTCCCTCGCTCCTCTTTCGGTGCTCATATCGTCGTATGGGGCTTTTATCGGTTCTATGGTACGGGGGTCGTATTCCGCCGCGATTCGTTTCTGCTCCTCCGTCAGCGTAAGTCTCTTTTGCGGGGCGAATTGCTGCGCGATTCTCTTTTGTTCCTCGGTCAGTGTGTAGCGTCCCATAGCTTCCTCCCTCAGTATCCGCGCTCGTAGCCGGCCCCGTAGTATTCCAGATAGCTCTTGAATGTCTGCGCCGCCGCGCCCGAGTACCCGTTGGCCTTGAGCCAGTTGTCCAGCGTCCTGGAGTCTATCTTCACATTCGGATGCGCTTTGTAATATGCGGCGGCCGCCTGCGCGATGACCTTTTCTCCCGACGGCTTTTCCTCCACATCATACTGGGGACTCCCTGGTGTTCCCGGACTCTCAGGAGTGCCTATATTGGCGGTCGGTATCACCTCCTGCGCTTCCGCCTGTGCCGCTAGAGCCGCCTGCGCTTGCTGTCTCTGCTGAAACTCATTCTCGTCCAGGAAGCGCCCGTAATTGATCTCGTCCTGCCCCTGCAAGGCGGAGAGTTGTGACCCCAGCATGTTGAACTCGCCCAGATACCGTCCGTAAGCGCTCTCGTAGAGCTCCGGCAGCTTGTCCGAGAGCTTGGAGGCGTAGTAGTCCCCCGCCTGCGTGGCCGCCGTCTGCGCGTAGGAGGAGGGTATTCCCCCCGTCAGCATCGCCCCCTGCGCCAGGGCGTTCTGCGTAGCCCGCTCCCCCTCCCGCAGGTACTCTTTTTTATACGCGGAATAATTCGGATCCTGATTTTTGTCGTAGGAGAAGGAAGGGTAGCTCCCCATCCTGTCCAGAAGCCCGCTGATCCGGCTGTCGCCCTGAAAATCATTGGGAGACTGCAGAAGAGAGTAGTACCCCGTCCCATCATCGCGGGAGGTGTAGTTCCCGTAGTTCCCCCGCAGCTTCTCCGCCTCCGTGTGGATCAGCGCCTTTGCCTGGTCCGTACCCGCCTTCGCGTAGTCCTGCTTCAGCGTCAAGAGCGACATCCCAAACTCCGGGTTGGCTTTCGCCGTCGCGAGATCCGCCGGGGAAAACTGGTTTATCATGTTCCCCGCCGCCTTCACGAAATCTTCATAAGTGTACATGGATACTCTCCTTTCTCCTATAAAGGCTTCTCCTTGAGGAGAAGCTGTCCGCGCAGCGGACGGATGAGGTGTTAATGCCCTCCCTCGTGGGAAGACGGCGCGCAACGCCGGATGAGTGTCATAGTTCGCTTCCGACCGTGATCTCTTTCGCCAGCGAATAGATCTTGCAGCCGCCCGTCCCGGACAGCTTCAGCCGATAGTGGTCGCTTCGCCTCGGTTTGATCGGCAGATATACGCTCCGCTTATTGGCGGCCGTGATGGTGGACACCGTCTCCCATGTGGTGCCGGAGTCGTATTTGATATACACCGTCACGCTCGCGCCCGTGTCGAGCTCCAGCCGCAGCTGCAGCTTGTTCACGGATTTTTTGTTGGGGCTCTTTCCCGTGAAGTCCCCGAACTCCGCGTACCAGTTGAAATCTTCTTCCTCTTCCGATTCCGGCGGGCTCAGAATGTTCCCCGTGATCCAGATTTTCCCGTCGGCCGCCAGATAGTACAGATCATCGGTAAAGGCGAAGTCCAGCACCTGCGTCGAATCCTCCCTGTGCCATAGCCCGTTCCCGGTGTCGTAAACAAAGAGGTGCCACGCGTTCGCGTTGTCCTTCATGGAGAGGTAGTATCTTAATCCGTCGCTCCCGCCTACTCCATCCTTAAACGGCTGTCCGAACACCTCCCCGATCTCGGAGGGGATCCCGCCGCTGTAGGCCACCGGCCCGCTCCGGGAGAGATAGAAAAGAATCTCCCCCGCAACAGCCAGGCTCCGGCCGCTCCCCTCCGCCACGCCCAGTCTTGCGGAGGGGATGGGCTCGAAATTTCGGGGGAAGCTGCCGTAGATCTTATGGATGTGCTCCGGCTTGAAGCCTATCGGGTATCCCAAATAGCCATAGGCCCCGGAGAAGTCCCCCGCCGAGCCCGTGTCCACGGCGTAAGAGTCCGTATCTAACCCGTCGAACACATTCCAGTTGAAGGGATCCCCCAGTTTGCTGGCGTAGATCATGTCGCCCTTGAAGCCCCAAAGCCGGTTATTGTTCTCACAAATATGGTCCATGTCCGGCACGCTTCGTTTGATCGTTACGGAGGCCTCGCTTCCGTTCTCGAACACGTTCTCATAAAAGCGAAGGTACGACCCGTCGATCTCCCGGATGATGGGCGTCTTGTTGTTTGCCGTGTAGACCGCGCAGCCGCTGATCGTCACGGCGTCCCCCACCCGGAAGTAGCTGCTCCAGGTCACGCCTGTCGCAAAGATGGTGTTGGCCTCGGCGGCCTCGCCGTAGATCGTCCCGTCCTGGAAGGTCACGCCGCCGCTCCACGTGGATTCCAGATCCCCGAAGGTGTCCGTCACGGTGTTGTAGTATTTTTTATCCGGAAAAATGATGATGAAAGCGCCGATGGCCGCGAAGGTCTTCCGGCTGTTCGCCACCGTACCCTTGGATTCGCCGTCGTAATAGAACGCTGTCCCGTCCACCCAGCAGAGCTTGTCCTTGCCGAAGAGGCCGTTGGGGTTTGTTAATGTGGTGAGGAGCCGCCGCTTCGGCCGCGTGGAGAGCAGGGGGTACTCCAGACCGCAGAGGTTCCCCATGTCGTAGATATCTCCGTCCCCCGCGGCGTATGTATGGTTGTAGCCCTTGAACGCGATCTGCTGCGTCTTCTTGATCTCGTCCGCGTATGGCATCTCCGGCAGTCTCATTTAATACCCCTCCATGTAATTGGCCCTTGCTGATAGATAAGTAGCTGTCCGATATGCCGATAAGCTAGCAGTGGGTACCATGATTTTTGCGACAGTAGTCACGGCCGGTACCGCGCTTGTTCCCGAAAACGTCGGGGGTGAAGCAGACCGAAACCAGAATTTTTTGCACGAGTCAAGCCCAGTAAAGTCTTGTCCGGTAACGCTTGTAATTGTGCTTGGAAGAACGAATGTGGTAAGCTTGTGTGCAAAATATAAGAAAGATGTCGGTAAACTAGTCGGCCCCTCTGCAATGGAGGCAACATCCAAACTAAAAGCATTTGTCAAAATATTGCCGCTTCCAAAACTTGTGCACGTGGAAGGAGAAATGAAACAAACGAGTGATGCACATCCGTTGAGAGAATATGCTCCGAGGTTTGTTATTCCGCTGGGGAGGGATATGCAAATCAACGACGTACAGTTGCTAAATGCGTATCCGCCTAATATTACAACATCGGCCCCAATGAATGCCTTGATCAATGTTTGCCTGTATGCGTTAGACGTTCCTCCGATCACTGTATTTCCGGTTGCATACCCAAGCGTGTACGTTCCGCTTCCGCTGGAAATCCACAACTTGATTATGTAATCCCCCGCCGACGCATATGTATGAGATTCGCTCGTATTGTTAGCATATGTATTTGTACTGGTGTTCCCGTCGCCCCAATCTATCGTTAGAGTGAAGGAAGTTGATTTGTTAACATAGATCGTTGGCGCTAACCCGCTCGCTGCCGTGAGCGTAATATACAGGTGCGTCTTGCCATCTGCGGTTATGTACGTCGCGCCAATATCGAGCGCCGACGCCGTTGCATTAACTTGGGCAAGCGAATAATTCCATTCTTGCCAAGTTAATCCATCGGCTGAACGGTCAGGGCCGGTTGGGAGTGCCGCTAAAGCATTCGCTTCGGCAATGGTGTACCCTGCGACTAAAGCACCGTCGAAGTCGTAAAAGTTGACGTCTTTTTTTACAGGAGCACCGCCAGCTATCCCGGCAATGGTTAACCCGGTTATTTGGCTCCAATCATTAATTGCTGGATTCCGGTACCATAGCGTATTAGCCATATTCAGCCCTCACGACGTTTTGACAAACATGTCGTAGTCCTGGTACCCGCTCGCCGGGAAGTCTGCTCCGAATCCGATATTTCTGGCACCGAATCCCGTCCCCGTGTTCCCCACGCCCGTTATCCTTCCGGACGCGAATTCCAGCGTTACGGCGTTCCCGCTATCATCCGTGTATTTGATCACCGCCTTGTCGGCGGGCTTCGTAATAACCAGCCTGTCGTTGTCCCCCACGCCCGTCCCGGCCCCCAGCACGAAGCGGGGCACATACACCCCGTCTACCAGATCAAACGAAAGGGAAGCCTTGCAGAGCTCCGTGTACTGATAAACCGTAACGGGGAAAGCCGTCGCTGTTGTGCTCATGCCCAGCATTTCCGCTGTGTACCAATACAGCAGATTCCCGTTCCGGTCCGAGTGCTGCGTGGTCTGCGGCGTCGCCCCATCCAGCACGACCGTCCCAGTCATGAGCTTGATACTCTGTCCCTGGATCCAGACGAAGTTAATGTCCGCCGTGTCACTGTCCTTGTATCTGGATACCTTGTTGGCCGTCAGCAGCCTGTCGCAGGTGAGCTCCGCGATATCTCCGAACTCCGCGTACAGGTTCTGCGTGATAACGGTGTTGGTGATCACCGTATTCGCCACAACGACACCCGCCCGGATCATCTCGACAAAGTCGTCCATCGCCCTTTTGTTCCAGTTCGACGTGTCCAGGTTCGACAGCGTATACCGCAGTGTCTCCAGCAGCATGTAGAGGTAATTCTGGACCGCCGCCAGTTTCTGCTCGGTCGATTCTCTCCCCGTGAAACGCGGGAAGCCTATATCCAGCGCCGCCAATCCGCCCGGCATATGAACCCCTCCTATTCCTATGCGGGCGGCATCTGCCGCCCGCTCTCTTCATCTGTCTGCAACTATTCGGGCAAGGTGTCTTTTGCCGCTTCGACAAACCACGCCTGCCGCTCATTCAGGTACTTCACTATGTCGTCGATCGCCTGACTCATCCAAGCCGTTACCTTAATGCCCATGGCTTCAAGCTGTGCCAGTACCATGGCCTTTTTCTCCCCGCCGAGGCCGGAGCCCCGCACGGTCTGCTCCGCCTTCTGAATCAGATCCGCCAGGACGGCCAGGATTTGCTGTTTCTTTGTCCGGAGCAGGTATGCCCCAATGGCGCACACGCCTGCCAGGATCAGCGCGAGGGCTAAGTCTTTTATGTAGTCGAACATCAGATTGTTCTCCCTTCCGTATTGCAGTCTTTCATGGCCGCTTCATATACGATCCCACCCGCGGTGTTCTCCGCCTTGCTCTTGTTGTAGTACATCGCCTGGCTCACCCCGTAGGCGCCCCACGCGCCCGTGAGCGTGACACTGAGCCAAGGCAATGTCCCCGTATACCCCTTCAAAACACAAAGGAAGGCCAGGCCGATGAAGGAGAGCGTCAGCACCCATATGAGTATGCTCTCCTGCACGAGCAGCTTCTTCGAGAAGGTCTTACTTCCCATCCTGCACCTGCCGGTACTCCGTCACGGCGTATTCCTCGCGCGTCAGGAAGGACCTGTACCGCTTGTTCCCGTGCTCGTCCCCGCGGATGATCCCCTGCCTCTCGGCCCAGTCCCGCGCCTCCTGGCTCCACGCGCCCGGCTCCAGCGCGGCCCGCTCTTCCTCGTACCGGGCCATGTACTCCTTGAACTTCTCGTATGAAAACATTTCCCCGTCCTCCTCCAAATAGTTCCACATGCCGCCCAGGGTCTTCGCCTCGTTGAAATCAACGCTGATCCCGGCTGCCTTCTTTCCCCAGGCGTACTGGTACACGTCCAGGTGCTCGCTCACCTGTCCGCCGGACCATCCGACGCACTGCCAGTACCGGTCGCATACGCCGCGCCTATGCATCTCCTCAATAACGTAGTAGCTCCCGTAGACGCCTAAAGGATGCGCCCCGATCTGCTCTCCGGCCGCTCTCAGGTACGCCTCGATGTTGTCCATGTCCCAATTGGCGGCCCCGAAGTCCACGGCGAAATAGATGCAGCCGCTCTCCGGCATAAATATCTCCCGTGCGCAGCTGAAGGCCTTCGCGCCGTCTGCCGCTCCGTTCTTCGCGCCGCCCTTCGCCCGGTCCGCCGTGGTCTCAAAGACGCACATCACAAGGAGCCCGGCGTCCGTCAGGTACTGCACCTCCGCGCCGGTGAGCCGTTTCGCATATCCGGCCGGCACCAGGTACCGCGCGGCGAATGCGTATCCCTCTTCCGCCAGCTGTTTTGCCGCGGCTTTGTTGATGGGCGTCGCGCAGTCTATACCCTTCATGACGCAGCCCCCTTCGTGTATGACCGCGGCCTGTGCGCCTGCCGGTTTATATATTCCTCCAGCTCTTCGATGCTCTCCGTAACCGGCCCGTTACATCCCTTCTCCGCCAGCCCCTTCAGACAGGCCAGCACTCCGCACAAAAGAAGTTTCCTTTCCTCCATACTGTCGTCGGTATCCTGTTGAATAAAGCGCCGCCATTTCTCCAGATCCGCGACGCGCTTATTCAGCTTCACGACCGCCACGACGTAGGTGATTGCGCCGCCAACCAATGCCGACACAATAACCGTCAGTCCTGTTTTCCAAATAGTCTCCCACATGTTACCCGCCGTCCTCCTATTCCGCCGGGCGCTGAAGCTGGATTGCCTGCGCTATCGCCTCCGCGTTTCCGAGCAGCATCAGCAGGGCCGCGTTGTTGGCGGTGTTCCGCAGGGTCTGCGCCAACAGGAGCATCCGCAGATTCTCGTTCATCACAGATCCCCCCATGCCGGCGTGGACGCATTGGAGAGGAACTGCGTCTTGCCGCCCCCTCCCACGATGGCAATGCTCCCCGGCGCCGGCACCGCCGTCTTCCCGCCGCTCGGCAAGGTAAACTGGTCTGTCGGCAGGTCCGTGATGTCGGTGGTCGCGTCGCAGAGAAAAATGCAGCGCCGCGTCCCGACCAATTGTTCCTCTACATGGTCAATGTATCCGCAAAACGTGATTCCCATTTTTATCCCTCCCAGAAATAATGCGCGCAGAATGTCGCGCTGCCCTGTGTGGGCTCGTCCCCCTCCGAAGCCAGCGAAGCGTGGATCTCCTTCGCGCCCGTCAGGAACACCGCCCGCTTCGTCAATCCCGCCGTCTGCCCGTCGATACTCAGGAGCAGATCGTCGTCGGTGTCCGTCCCGAGCTTTAGGGTGTCGCTCGTCCCGGAATCAAAGGCCTCCGTTACCTCGCAGGATACGAAGTACAGATACGCGCCCTCCGGCAGCGTTTTGAGATGCACGCTCGTCCCGTCGTATGCGATGCTGCCGAGCTCCCCGCGGAAACAGCGCTTCGTCGGCTCGTACCGGTTCGCCAGCCAGCGGCAGAAATCGCTCCGGTCGCTGTTGAACCGCTCCATGGTGTTCGCGTACTTCTTGTATTCGCCGTTCGCGTAGTCGATCTCGGCGCACAGATAGGATTCGTAGAGCTTATCAAAGGGAGGCGGTACCAGCATCTTCAGGTTCTTGTCCGCGGCGTAGTTGTAGGTAATGGCCGTCTCGATGGGCATCAGGTAGCAGTCCGTCTGCAGCCGGCCCTCCAAACGGGAGATCCACGCCGTCTTCGCGTCTTCGGAGAACGCGTTTGGTTTAAGCTCGTCCACCAGGGTAATGAGTTCGTCGATTGTCATGGTCCCGCCTCCCGTCGTGATTCACACAGGGAAGGAGGTTTCCCCCCTTCCCGTTTACTTAGTTGAGCGCGATTACCGTGCTCGCGTCCGCCGTGGCGCTCCCCACGACGAGGATTGCCTTGGTCGTGGCGAGCGACGTGCCGGTGTCGTCGGCGACGTTCTTGACCGTGAAGGTCTCCGTCCCGTGGTTATAGACGACGGCCATCTGCCCGGCCGCGAGGCCGAGCGTGAACACCTTCCCCGACCCCGTGTTCTTCAGGGAAATGAAAGGGGCCGCTCTCTCCGTCGCGGACAGCGCGTAGCTGTCCGCCTTCTCGACCGTGCTCTTGCCGACGAGCGTTCCGGATACGTTGCCCATCAGGTCCCCCACGAACCCGCCGGTCGCCTTGATGTTGGTCGCCTCCAGGTTTGTGAATACCGTATAGCCTTTGGTTCCCATAACGACACCGCCTCTTAGAGCGACGTCGCGTCCGCGATGCCGCCGCAGGCGAAGGCCCGCCAATCGTGGAAGCCGGCCGTGAAGCGCGCGTAGCCGTCCCAGATGTTGGCCTTGGTCTTGCGGTCCACATAGGACTCGATCTCCAGGGGCTCGCGGTCCTGCCAGATGGCGCCCTTACACAGCTCGTTGTACACGGGGTCCATCAGGATCCAGGGGTTGTCCCCCGAATCCACATAGGCGTTCAGGTACGGCCAGACGAGGATGTTCCAGCGCCCGAACTGGTAGTTGAAGGCGTTGTTCGCCGTGATGGGGTCCTTGCCGGAGCCTACGGCCTCGAAGGCCGCCTTCTTCATGTCCGCCGTGTTGGGAATGATGATGGTCGTCGGGGCCACGGAGAGAATCTTGCCGTTGTCGTCCGTGAAGTTCTGCATCTTCGTCTCGAGTTCGCCCAGGGTCTCCGGGGTCAGCGCGTCGGCGAACTGGTTGCACTGGCTCGACCCGCCGGTCTTGCTGGTGTGCGCGGAATCAAACAGGGGCTGCCCGTCCGCCGCGGTGCAGTCGAACACCCACCCGCGGAATGTGAAGGTGGTGGAGGTCCCGTCCAGGGGCGTCGCCAGAAGGCCCGCCGCAAACTCCTCCAGCGTGCGGTAATAGCTCGCCACGAACGCCTCCGGCTTGGATTTCATGTTCACGATCATGGAGTCCTTGATCATCTCGCGCGAGATCGCGAAGCTGTCCTGCCAGCGCACGTTCTTCAGGAGCTTGTCATAGGTCTGCTGGAAGCCGTCGATGGGCGGCTCACTGTTTTCCCCGCCGGGCCTGAAGCCCTCCATGCTGGTCATGCCGGTGTAGCTTTCGCCGAAGTGCGTGCTCTTCACCTGCGTGTAGATCTTTTTGAAGAGGCTCAGCTGCTCGAAGGCCTCGGCCCTCTTCATGATGACGGCCTGCAGCGGTGCCTGCCAGTTGCCGTACAGGGCGTTGTTCAGGCCGGAGCCCTCGGAAAATATGATGTTGGACATGTTCCTTCACTCCTTCCTTACGATACGCCCAGGTCGTCCACGGTATCTATGAAGATGCCGCGGCACTTGGCGTTGGCGTCCGTGCTGTCCCAGTCGATGGGCTGGAAGACGCCCTTGGTGGTGGTGCCCGTGATGCACTTGCCGTCCGTGTGCAGGGTGTAGCGCTTGTTGTTCGCGATGTCCGTGTCCTGCGCCTGCAGGTAGGTCTCGAAGACGAGGCCCGGCGTCGCCGCCAGCAGGAAGGGGCGCACGGCGCCGTCGTCCGCCGAGGCGATGGTCTCGGCAAACATCGCGATGTAGTGGGCGCCCTCGTCGGTGTCCTGCCCGGAACCCGAAGAGACGGGCTCGCACTTGCCGCTTACGATGACGGCAGCCTGGCCGACGGTCCAGGTCGCGTCGCCCGCGGGCAGCCATACCCACGGCACGGGGCCGTCCGTCGGGTTTTTATACGGAATAAATCCCATGATAGTTCATCCTTTCATTCGGTCTTTTTGGTGTTCTTCGCGTGCCTTTTCACGTACTCCGTGATCTCCTTCGTGGACATGTCGGGGAACATCGCGCGGAAGCGCTCAATGTCCTCCCTCGTCACGGTCACATCCCCGTCGCCCGCGCTGTCCGAGCGCTGCAGGTGGTTCTTGGAGGCGGCATTAAAGGCGGCTTGTCTCTCCGCGCCCGCCTCTCTCCCCTGCGTCAGCTTCTCAAAGCGCAGCAGACGGAAGGCCTGGATGTATGTCAGTTTGTTGTTCACAACAAGGTTCCGGAACTCCTCATAGTCCGGCATCTTCTTGAAGTCCTCGATGCTTTGGATCGCGGGATCTATCTTGGAGATCTCCTTGACCTCCGCCTCCGCGGCCAGCCTCGCCTTTTCAAGCTCCGCCTTTTCCGTGGCCGCCTTGAAGCTCTCGGCCGCCTCCCGCGCCTCCTTGACCTCCGGCAGTTCCTTCACGATGTCCTTCAGCAGCTCCGTGGACAGCCCGCTCTTTTTGAGCGCCTGCTCCGCCTTCTCGGCGTTCTTCTTGGTCACCGCCTCGTCGTACTCGGCCTTGGTCTTGATGAGTTCCCCCGTAAAGGGGTTTTTGAGGCCCATCGCGGCGACCATCCGGTCAAGCTCGGCCTTCGCGTCCTCCTTGGCCTTCGCGACGGCGGCGTCCCGCTCCCGCTCGAACTGTCTGCGGGCCTCCGCGAACTTCTTGTCCGTCCGCCGGCTCTGCTTCCTCTTGTCCGGGTCTTTGTCTCCGTCTCCGTCCTTGTCCGGGTCCTTGTCCCCGTCCTTATCCTCTCCGGGATCCTCGTCGGGATCTTCGTCCTGATCGGCCTTGTCATTGTCCGCTCCGTCCGGATCCCCGGCCGGGTCCCCGGCCTGTCCGCTCTTTTTCCCAGGGCCGGCGTCTCCCTGATCTCCGGTCCCTTCGGACCCACCTTTATCCGCAGGGTCGGCGTCCTCCTGCTTTTCTGCCGGCTTCGGGGCCGGCACGCCTAGTGCTTCAAAGTAATATGCTTCGTCCATATCGTCCTTTCTGTCCGTCTATCGGACACGCCCGGTCGGGCGCAAAATCAATGATTGTAGCTTCGAATGCGGGCAGGGCGGCGTATCCTGCATCTCAGGTTCCCTCTCGGGAGCGACGGGAGCCGTTTCCGTCCTCCGCACTCATTTGCCGGTAACTTGCCGGCAACTTGCCGGTAACTTGATGGGACAGAAGTGCCGGCGTCTGCTATTTCCCCGCCCGCAGGTCCTTGCCCGTCACCACCTGGGCGCCCTTCTGCGTCCCCTGCGGTACCGGCTGCGGCGCCTTGATCTCCGCCGCGCCCGTGTGCGGCACCTTGTAGTTGTCACCCATCCTCCGTCACCTCCTCTCGGATGGATTTATGGTCGGTTTGTTCTGACTGTTTATGGTCTGCGCGGTCCGCTCCGCGTCCTGCCGCGCCTGCCTCTGTACCTCATAGGCCTGTTTTTCACGCTCGGCCTCCTCCTGCTGCTTCATGGCCTCCCGCTGCATCTGCGCGGCCGCCACGGCCGCGGCCTGCTCCTGCTTCTGCTTCTCCTGCAGGTACTTCTTGGTGTCGGAGGCCCCCGGGTAGTGCAGGAAGTCCATCTTCTCCCAGAAGAGGATCTGCGTTGCCGTCTGCGTGGGGTCTCCGAAAGCCCCCGCCTGATAAAACGCCGTGACCTCCTGCCACATCGCGCTCCGGTTCGACGCTAAAGGCGCAGACTCATCCACCGCGAACAAGAGCCTATCGTCCCAGTACCAGGCCCCGTTCTTGTCCCGCTTCAGAAAATCGTACCGGCTGAACACGTCGTACTCCGGCTCCCCCGTGATCCCCTGCCGCACCACGGGCCGCGCCTCGTCCGTGTAGGCTAAGAGGAACTTGAACATCACCTCGAACATCATGGACCAGCCGGCGGCCTTCGCCACCCGCTTGGAGAGCAGCCGCCCCTCCGCCTGCTGCGCGGAGAACTGCTTCGCGATCCCGCTCTGCGCCGTGGAATCCTTCCGCCCCTGGAAGCTGTCCGTGATCCCCAACTGCTGCCGCGCCTCTTCGTACACCTCCTGCCGGAAGGCCACCAGCTGGCTGATGTCCGCCGTCATGCTGAGCACCTGGAACTTCTGCATGTCCGCTATATCGCCCACGCGCCAGGGCTTCATGTCGCCCGCGTCGAGCTTTATGCCCGGATCGTCCGGTATCGCCATATAGCTCCCGCTCTTGAGGAGAATGTCCAGGATCTTCGCGTTCAGGCGGTTTATGGTGTTCTGCTGGTCGGCTATTCTATCGACGTCCGATTCCCCCAGCAGCTTCCCATATACGGAGACGTTCCGCAGGAGGATGACCGGGAACACGTCCGGCTTGTAGAAGGGAATGCGGTTCGGCACCAGCTCCTCCACCCACACGCCGGGCTCCGATTCCGTGAGCTTCAGCTCCGCCCCCGGCAGCTCCGTCCCGTTCCTCAGCCGCACTGGCAGCCAGATCTCCTCGGCCTCCTCCTCCGTCTCCTCGAAGGCCTTGCTCCCGCAGTAGGGGCACACGCCCTTCTCCGCTTTCCTGGCGCCTCCGGCGGGGGGAGATCCGTCCAGCGTCGGTTCCGGTAAAACCTCAAAGCCGTCCGTCCAGAGCTGCCCGCACTTCCTGCACCGCGGCAGTCTCCGCGCCTGGTAGTCCTCCAGGTCGCACAGCTCCTTGTCGTTCACCCAGGAGTAGAGACCGATCCCGCCCTTCTTGTTGCGGTGGAACATGATGTTCTGCGTCACCAGGTCCGACACCGTGGTGCTCTCCGCCCCGCGCACCTCCGGCGCCTCCTCCGGCTCGTCGTACACGTCCACGTGGTATTTCTGCCAGATCTTCTCCTTCGTCTGCGGCAGTTTCACGCAGATGTGCTCCATGTCCTGTATGCCCGTGTACACGCCCGCCTGCGGCACAATCTGCTTCGGGTGCAGGGGCGTGAGGCACAGCTCCCCCACGTGCCCCGGCCCGCCGGCCGCGTTGTCCCACTCCACGAGATAAAAGCCGCCGCCCTGGATGCGCACGATGCGCTCCATGAGGTCGTTATGCGCCTCCACCGTCATCCGGTCGAGCTCGTTGCGGAGCTTGTCCTCCACGATCTTCGCGAGCTCCTCCTGCGCCTCCGTCTCCGCGGAGACCTTCGGCTGCGGCACGCTGGGATCCACCTGCGCCTCGATGAGCTCGCACACGATGTTCCGGCAGTAGGGCGTCGTGGTCTTCGGGTCGTCCTCCACGATGGGCTTCAATGAGTGCGCCCCGAAATACAGCGCCTCCCGTCCGTCGAACTGCGATGCCACCGCGCTCCACGCCGATTCGTCCCGTGTGAGTATCTCCTGCCACCTGGCGAGCTTTTCGTTTGTCATCTCTCGGGCCTCCCCCACAGCTTGATCATCGTCTCCCGCTCCCCGGGAGAAGCGTTCTCATAGTCCTCCCACATGGTCTTGCTCCATTTCCGCCGGGCGCTTTCTTCCTCCCGACGGACCGTCACGCTCGTCTTCTGCTGCGGCCGTATGTAGTGCGCAATCGCGAGCGCCAGGATTGTGTCGTCGTGCGCGCCCGGCTCCGCCTCCGGCCGGAGCTTCTCGTTCCGCACAAAGGTAAGCATCTCTAAAAGCGTCGTCTCGTCGTTGATGCCTCCGATCCGGTCCCGCACCGCCTGGATGAGGCCGCCGATGATAACCGGCCTTGTCACGCTGTCCGTCCGGAAGCCGAAGGCGTGCCGGATCTTCCCGGTGTAGTCGTCCTCCACCTCGCGGACAAAGAGCTTTTTATACCCCAAGCGGTGCAGCTCCTTGTTCGGGTATGTGGAGAAGTTCGATTCAATGCCCAGCAGGGCCTCGTTGTAGTGCAGCCCCAGGCAGTATATCTGCCGGGCGTATACGTCCTCCTCCATCTGGTGCCTTAATACGGCGACCTGCTCGCCCGTGATGTTATCCAGCACCTGCCCTACAAACCAGTCGCTGCCCTCGCCGGCCGTGTCCCCGCCGATCACATAGGGCCTGCCTTGCCCCGGCGCCCCGTAGATCTTCACCGGCCCGTTCTTATCCTCGACCCAGCGGATGTTCGTGATCTTCTGCCCGTCGTAATCGTACTCGAAGAGCCCCTGACTTATAGGCGGCTTGATGGCCTGCAGCCGCTCCGAGACCGCCTTGGCGTTAAACACCGTCTTGCCCGTCACGCCCCACTGGTTCAGGGCGTAGACCATGTAGTAATACTCGTCCGTGTCCTTGAAGGACTCCAGCGTATCTATGGCCTCCTGTGTCAGAAAGCGGTTGTCCTTGTAGGTGCTCTCGTGCGTCCGCGCCCGCGGATCCTTCCGGTCCCAGAAGCGCTTCTTCAGCCAGTGCGTGATGGAGATGGGGTTGAAGGACAATATCATCTGGAGGTAGTAGGGGGAGCTCGTCCGAAGCCGGATGTCCAGCTGGTTGAAGTCCGCCTCCTCCAGCTCGCTCGCCTCTTCGATCCAGATCCCCGTGATGTCATAGATGGACTTGAGCTTTTCTACGTTGTCCAGGCCCGAGAACAGCACCTCGCTGCCGTTGCGCAGCTTTAAGTACATGTCCGAGGACTTGCCCTGCGGGATCTTCTCTATCTCATCCGGATAGTAGGTGTAGGCCTGGGATTTCAGCTGCTCGAAGCACGATTCCCGCAGCGTCTTGTCCACCTTCCGGCAGACCAGCCAGCGGTGCCCCGGCTCGCTCGTCACCCGCTCCAGGACCTTCCGGCCGGCGAAAATGCTCTTCCCCGAGCTGCCGCCGCCCCGCAGCACCAGGAAGCGGTGCTCGTCGAAAAACAGGGGCATGAAGGTCTCGTTGTTTGTTGCCTTGAGCTCCCGGTACCACAGCGCCGCCGCGAGCTTCCGCTGATCGACTTCCGTCCTCATCCCTCTCCCAGCGCCCCCTTGGGGGAGCTGCCGCCTTTTGGCGGCTGAGGGGGTAACGGCTCTTTCTCAGCGGCTTCCTCCTCGTCCCAGTCCCGCGCGATCTCCCTCAGCAGCTCCTGCTTCTCCGCCATCGTCATCCCCGACGCCATAACAACCTTCGCCGTGTTCGGCCCATAGTCAACCTGATGCTTCTCCGAATACCCGAAATTGTTCTGCAGGTTGAAGATGATTCCCTTCACGTCCTTGCGCGTCAGCAGCGCCGTTTCCAGATAGGACTGAATTCGCCCCCTCGCCCAGGTTGTCGCGTCGATAAATTCCGGGTGCTTCTCCTGATCGCAGTAGTCGCTCCAGGTCTGGCGCGATATGCCCAGGTGCCCGCAGAGGCCGCCGATAGTCGGCGGTATCACAAACTCGGTGTAGCTGATCGGTATCCCCTGATCGTTTAGTATGATCTGCTCGCGGAATATCTTGTGGCCGTCGGAATCCTTCTCGCCCGTGTCGTAGCGTTCCATGGCGAATACGGTCCGGCTGTAGGACGCGAAATAGTCCTCTATCCGCTCCCGCAGGCTTTTTGCCGTGTATTTTTTCTTCCGCCCCGCCACGCTCTACACCTCCCGACAATATCACTCTAACACGTTGACCCCCTTCGTGAACGCCAACTTTTCGCACGAAAAAAGGACGCCTTCCAGCGTCCCGCGCACGCGCTCCCCCGCACGCGCGTTGTCGTGTCAAGAAATTCGTTTCACCACGATTCGTAAAACCGCCGCCTCACCCTCTCCAGCGTTTTGGGAGAGAGCGCGTAATCCGTGCAGACGCGCTGCCAGGGCATCCCGTCTACCATCAGCGCCCGCAGCGCCGGCGCGTATTCCTCTCCGATTCTGCTAATGAGCGCGTCGATCCGCCGCCTCTCCGCTGCCGGCAGGCGCGCGTAATTGGCGCAGGAGAAAAAGATTCGCCCCTGCTCTAGGTACGATCTTTTCACGCTCCTCAGATATCGGAATTTTCTCATTCCTGTCCGCTTCGCCTCCTTCCCAAGCCCTCCCGCAGAGGAATGGTTCACCCGCCTCGCCTTCGCTTCTCCTTCTCCCGCTTTCGGAATTCCGCGTGTATGTACCACCCCTTGTTGCACTCGTTTCTGACGGCCTCCGTTTTTATGCACTCCCAGCCCGGATACAGATCCTCCAGATCCTCAAATGCCATGCCGGCATCCGCCGCCTCCCCCATCTCGTCCAGGTCCTCGACGGGGATCTTCCCGTTCTTTTCGCCCGGAGACGGCTTTATCAGATTCCGGGAGGCGTTCCACCGCTTAAAGCACAGGTGGTCCTTCGCCATGTAGTGTGTCAGCCCCGCGATCCCGTCCGGCCCGAACTGCAGCCGGCGCGAGTTGCAGGTACCCATCCCCCAGAGCTTCTCCAGGTAGTCACGGTCCAGGCCTCCGGATACAATCAGGTGATGGTGGTACCGCCCGGACTTCTTTCCCCTCTCCGTGGAGGACATGTATTTCAGCGGCGGGAGCCCCGCTTTCTTTCTGGCTCTCTTGATCCGCTTGATAAAGTTTGACAGATGCCGAAGCGCCTCCTCGGGATTGCCCGGCTGCCGCCCGTAGGAGAGATGCAGAGCAATATCCTCCTCCGTGAAATTCGCGTGCGCCTGTCGCGTCACCTTCCGCTCCGCGTTCTTCTGGTTCAGCTTCTTCTGGACCTCGGAGCTCGGCTTGCACCTCGTCCGCCGCATCCCCGGCTTCTGAAAGACCGGAAATATGTCTGCGTCCATAAAGTTCCCGCAGACATACGCCAGCTGCCGGATGAATAATCTGCCCTTGTACATCGAATACCCTCCCGCGTCCATTAAGTTAAGATACCCTACAAGCCCGAAATCGCGCGCGCGCGCGATGTTTTATAATGTATCGGTTGCTCAGAAACGGACCGAATCCGCTTCGGTCCGCTCCTCGGCAGCCGTGCCTAGTCTTACTCCACCAGTTCGTAGGTCTTTTCGAAGATGTCCGGCTTGCAGGGGTAGAACTCGCCGCTCACGCCTTTGATTATGTAGTCGCCGGGTGAGGCTGTCATAACACCCTCAAGAGTTGTTATCTTCACAGAGAATACGGGAGGAGCAATGCCAGCGTTCCACGCCGCATCGCTTTCAAGACTGTAAAACGCGCCGGGATAAAACGCCGTCAGTTCAGCCTCATTGTGTCCTGTCCACTGCACGGCTTCGATAACGACGGGCTTTTTGCGATATTTCACAGTCGCACCTCCACCCAGTCCTCGGCCAGCACATCGCCGATGCTCGGAACCCACATGCTGTGCGATCCGTCAACCTGCTTGATCTGAAGATAGGGATTGCAGATGAAGAGATCTCCCTCGTTCATGCCCCACGCCTCTGCGGTCTGCTTGTTGCACGGAATTCCCTGGGGATATCCCTTCTGATACACAACAAACATCCCTCTGCCGTTCCATCCCCGCCGTGCCACCTTCTGCCCGGCCTTCATCCGCCGGATAGCCTCTCCGAAGCGGAAAGTCTGGATATCCAATTTCCAGGGTACATCATCAGGAACTTCCCAGTCCTCGGCCGCCATCTGCTCCATGGTGTAGACGGTGTCCTGTGTCTCTCGCAGGTCCATGTTCGTTCCGTCCTTGAGATACATGATGAGGGCGCCCCCTTCCAGCATCCAGTACCCGGCCCAGTGCGGCCGCTTGACCGCGGCGCCGCACTTCAGCGCCTCCAGTGCTTCTGCAAATTTCATTTGTTTTTCCCCTTTCATTTATTGTTGATTTAATCGCTGATGAAGTTATAAAATAGCGCGGGGGTGATACTATGATGCGAATCGAATCCCTGGACGCCTGGAACCGCCTGCTCCCTCGGCTTGTCGCGTATGGCTATGACCGCTACTGCACGCAGCACGATGTTGATGACCCCGAGGGCTATCATGCCTGGTTCTGGTCCTCCGGCCGGCCGGATCTGGAGATAGTCACCCATAACAAGGATGTCAAGGCGGCGATCATGGCGTTTGAATGCCGATAGGCTCCTTCACCGCCGCCCATCGCCTGGTCTTTCCCGTCATGGCCTTGTGAACCCGGATGTACACGGCAGCCCTGGTGATCCCCAACTTGTCAGCGATCTCCCGCGCCGTTCCGAAAGCCAGCACCTCGTCCGTCCGATTGTCATAGATGGTGTAGTATTCGATCTCCCTGCCCGGCGGAGGCCCTCTTTTGCCCATTTCACGCCTCCGGCTGCGGACACTCCGCACAGTCCTCCGGGCAGCCGCATGGCTTGTCCGCCTTCGGATGACGCGCCTCCTTCATCCACCGGTCAAACGCTGTTGCGCATTCGGGGCATAAATCATAGTCACGAGTAACGTAGGCGTATGGATCTGGGTTGAATATTTTCGTCATAACCACTCTGAAAGTCTTCTTTTTAAAACGAATTTGCGGGAATTTATATTGGTCGTATTCTTTCCTGCATCTGTCACATACAGCGGTTTCTTTACGCATTGTCACGCGCCTCCGTTCTCTCGAACTCGATCACCCATACCCAAGGATTCTGAGCCCAGCCTTCCCCGCGTTTGGCGTTTAGCTTGTCCCACAGACGGGCAAACGCCGGCAGATGCCTTTTCTCGCTGGCAAAATCGTTGCCGTAAATAGGCTCTACGCCTTCGCGTTCCGCATCCTCCTCCGAGATATCCTGCAGCCTCTCCGCCCGTATACCTGTCACGCGCAGGAAGATCCTGGCGGCTTCACGGGGCATAAAGATGGATGGGCTCCATGCCGTTAAGTGCCATCCCTCTGGCGTTTCATCGTCTGCCCTATAGACATATTCGCCGTCTATTAACGTCCACGTTTCCCGCACCCACAGGATGTCACCCGGCTGACAAGGCGCTTCATCGGTTAATTCCGTGTAGATCGTTTCAAATGTTCCTAGGTGTTTTCTCCACCATTCACCTCGTTCATAGCTGAGTTCAGAAATATCCGGCTGAGGCTTTATCACCCGCCTTGTCATAGACTTCCGCCCGGCCAGGATGGCCTGCACCATCGGTGTGCTGAACAGTATCGGTTTCATGGATTTCCCTCCTGTACCACCCGCAACGGGATAAGCATGTCCAGTTTCCCCAGCGCAATGGCCCGCTCCAGTTCCCGTCGCGCGCCCGGCGAGTCCTTCCAGTCCGGCAGCAGCGCGATTGCGTCCGCTACCTCGATCATGGCAAAACAAATTTTCATGTAGTCCTCATAATCGAGCCCTCTCGGCAGGCGGATGGGATTCAGCGGTATATGCCCCAGGTCCCGGATATAATTGCTGGCCCGCATGAAATCGATGACACGCTCCCCGGCCGTTTTGCCCGTCATTTTTCCGCTTATGTAGACTTTCATCTCCGCGCCGCCTTCCTTTCCGCCATTGCGTCCAGCAGCATCTGCTCCGGAGACCATTGCTCACAAGTCAGGATCTTGACCTCGCCCAGGTCCTCCAGCCGCATGGCAGCCAGCTCCTTAATGCCCCGGATGTCGTCGCTGTCCTCACATTTCACTGTAAGCTGCAGTGTTGCCAGTATCATTCCGCCTCGGCCTCCTCCGCCCGCCTGCTTTCCCTCGCCTGCAGGATCCCCTGCCGGAACATCCGGAGCCGGACGGCCAATGATTTCCCGACATATGTATCAGTGCTCCGGACCCAGGCTGTTTTGTTGATCGTCCCCAGCGCTCCCACTGTCCGCCCGTGCGACCGGTGGGAGCGTTTTCTATGGTTCGCCTTGCTGCTCATTTCTTCCTCCGTTCCTGCCTAACCGTTTCATAGGCGTTATCTTTTTTGTTGTATTCGACCGTTACCGGGGTTTTGCAGTTCAAGCAAGGGATATCAAACATCAAGTCCGTCATGTTGGTTAGGTACCAGAAAGTACTCCCGCACTCACATTTCATATCAACATAGACCAGGTTATCGGGGAGGTCACTTTCGGCCCCGCATTCCTTACAGCGATACCGGCTGATTGCGCTCCTTGCGTTGAATCCTCTGACGCTGCCGCATTCCGGACACTTGATGTACAGAAAACCATGATAAGAGTAAGTACCAGGCGCTTTTTTCTGTTTGTCCGAAGCCGGCAGCAGTTTCTCTTCAGTGTGCAGAGTCCCCTGGCTTTCTGCTTCAGGTTCTATCTCAGGCGAACAGGCACTAGCCTCCGCAGGCTTCCTGCATTTCAAAAGTAATTGAACAACGAGATCCCTGAAAGCCTCCCCGCACGCCTCCTCAGGAAGCTCGACGACGAAGCGCCGGCCAGTAGTGGAAACCGTAAGCTTCATTTATTCTCTCACTCCCTCCCGCTGCACCGCCTCGACGGTCATGGCGGGCGCCAGCTTCGCCGCGCATGTCCCGCAGAGCTGCATCCCATCAACCGCATAGAATGGCCCATCCTTATCTCCGCAGTATTCGCAGGATCTCCGCGCGCGGAAAGGATAAGACTTCGTATCCTCCCGCCGCGGTAGGTGTTTCCCGCCTCTACACTTTTTCACGTCTCCGCCTCCTTTGGTTTTATTTCGATTCTCAGGATCCCGCGCTTCGCGCACACCAGGGCGCGGGCCAGATCGTCTATGAGCTGATGGACATAACGATCTGGCATCCAAGAAGCGCTCTCAAAGCGACTGTCATCCAGAAGGCTGAATTTCAAATGCAGGAGTTCGTGGACAAGGGTCTCCTCAAAATCAAAATGAAGAATGTATTTGTCCCCATAGTCCTCCTCAGCCAGAATGTCAATTCTGGCCGTCCGGATTGATTCCGTCCAGTCCACACACCCGTCAACCCCTTGTATTTCCATATCCTCTTTTTTGACCGCGGCCCGCAAAAAAATTCTCCAGTCCTGCAGCCCCAGCCGCTCCTGCCACTCCCGCAGCAGTTCCTCCGGCGTTTTCTCTCTAGGCTCCTTTTTAGAGGAGCTGTCGCGAAACGACTGAGGATTACCGCTCTCGTATCCGATCCCGCTCATTTCAGCCCCTCCGGAAATTCCCGCCGCATATGGTACCCCATAATGGGTTCCAGGGACTCTTTCATGTACACCGGCACCCCGGCCGCGTCGCAGTTCCTCACGATGTCCTCAACCCATGCCCGCTCCGGAATCACTTTCCCCTTCCGGTTTCCAGTCTCCGCTCCGAGGATTACCCAGCTCCAGTATTCAATGGCGTTGAGCGTCCCTTCATCCAATGGAGCAAGAATCGGCTCTATCGAAAGAAATGCGTTACCGTGATCGGCAGATCCACATTCCAGCTTCCGATTTGTTCCCGTACGTGTCGTCCCGTACCAGAAATTTTTATTGTCTGGCAATAGGCCAAGCTGCTCATACCTCACGCCGTTTTTAGTCAGAAACAGATATGTATGCCATGGCGCCGCTTCGCAGGCCCGGAACACTTCCTCGATCCATTTATCCGGCACCCAGCCCCCAAAGAGATCCCCCATGGATACAACAAATATCCGCTGCGGTTCCTTACACTGCCGCGGCTCTTTGAGGCGGTACCGGTGGAGTGTCGGCTCGAATCCGAAAGGATACGGCGCCTCACGATACCATCCGTCCTTAGTCGGCGCCAGCTGCGGTTCGCTCAGATCATACGGTGGCTTAAATGCATCATCTTTATATTTTGCGATGAACATATCCATTTCCTTGCCGTACCCGCCGCCGGCGAACCGCCGCGCGATCCCCCGCGCGTAGCAGTATGGGCACCCGTGCAGACAGCCCGTGACCGGGTTCCACGTGTAATCAGCCCACTCGATCTTTGTCTTGTTCATTAAAGTCCCTCTTCCTCCAGATCCCGCACGCACGCGGAACAGAGATCCTCCTCGACCCAGTAAGAGCCATCCGGCTGGCAGGCATTGTCCTCCGTACACCCGCAAACGCGGCAAACTCCCTCATTGGCGACCCGCTCCCTTATGTACCGCTGCCAGCAGCCCCACATCGGTCCGTCGCCGCAGGCCTCCGTCTCTCCGTTGCATTCGTCCCACCCGGTATGGTATATAACCGCCGGGCATTGCCCGGCACTATCGTCCAGAATCCGGCATGCCAGGGCAAAGGCCTTCTGATAATCATCCCGCTCTTCCTTGACCCGCTCCATCTCCTCACGGAGCTTTGACATCGGATGCTCCGGGCAGTGGGCGATGTGTTCCTTCAACACGTCGGCCATGCTGGCCGGCACCTTGTCGGCCGGACCATACCGATGCCCGCAGTAAACGCAGTTGACATACATGCCGGACTGCAGGTCGTTTACCCATTGCATCAGCCGCTCGTTCTCTGCGCGCAGCGCTTCAAGTTCCTTTGATTTTCCCGTTTTATTCATTTACAGCCCCTCCACAAAATCAAATAACGTCGGCATGTCCTGATCTTCGTCCGCCGCTTTGCAGTATCCAACCCCGTCCCGGAAGTAGTCCGCGTTTAGCTCGATTCCCCGCCCGCGTCGCCCGAGCTTCATTGCCCGGACCGGTACCGTGAATAGCCCCGCAAAAGGATCCAGAATCTCATCGCCCACGTTGGTAAAGCGGTTGATAAACCGGTCCACGATATCGATCTGCAGGGGACATACGTGCATCTGCAGGCGGCGCTGGCTCTGCGAAGTGTTCAGCGTCTTCATGCGGTTGATATCGTCCCATACAGTATCCGACCAGCTCCCCGGCGCCACCACCATGAAGGAGGCCGGGAGCTTGTTCTTCTCGTCCAGGGTCTTTGCGAGTTCGACGTGCTCCTCATAGCTGTACACGATTTCGCGGGAGTATTTCCGGTATGCCGCCTGCAGCTTTGGTACCGGCACGGACAATAATTCCTCCTTGGACACAGGCCGGTCCCCGGAGCTTCGCCAGAAGGCGTGCGCGTCGATCTGCCACTGCGCTCTGGTATATTCGTGCTTTGACTTCACGACCGGCACGTCGGCGTATCCGTTGCTGGTATCGCTCGGCAGCTTGCGGAACAATAGCAGATACTCCGGGCAGCCGACCCCCATTTTGGATCCGTCCTTGCATTGCTCCGACCAGCCCAGGCGGTAGGTTTGGTTATTCTCCCGGACCACGTCCGTCAGAATCGGGATCCTCCCGATATACCGGAAGCCGTGCTTCATGAAGTGCGCTACCGTCATATCGGAAAATGGCTCGACAGTCGGAAACCCGTCACCCGTCACGTTGCCGAACAGGACCCGGTCCTTCACATGGATCCCGGCAATCCTCCCCGGCATCAGTACCCGGAGGAGCTGCGGCGTGAGGAAATCCAGCTGATCGAAAAACACCTGGTCGTTCTCGTTGTACCCGAAATCGTTGTATGAAGCCGAGTATTCGTAGTGGTTTCCGAATGGAATGGAGGTCATGATCGCTCCAATTGAATCTCTCTCCATCTTCTCCAGATCTAAAACGCAGTCGTTATTGACGGCTATGAAGTTCTTTCCCCTGACTTCCACCCGGTCAACCCCCATGGTCCTGGCGAGCTTCTCCATGATGGACGTGCTCGACAGGCCGTATTTTTGTATGATCTCTGTCATCTTAGCCGTGAGCTCGTCGTACTGCTTCCACTTCTCCAGCAGCACCCGCAGAATAGGTTCCTCGCTGTCCGTGTAGATGATGTCGATTTTGACCCGCTCGGTTTGCAGGAACCGGTATATGCGATGGATGGCCTGAATGAAATCGTTAAACTCATAGTCAATCCCGACGAATATCGCCCTGTGGCAGTACCGCTGAAAGTTACATCCGGATCCGGACAGCTCTTTCTTCGTGGCGAAGAGCCTTGTCCGGCCCTCGGAGAAGTCGATCACCCGCTTTTCTCTTAGGTCCAGGTCCTGGCTGCCGTAGATGCTTTGCAGCCCGTTTCTCGGAGCAATGAACCATGGCTCCATCTGCTTCTCAAATATCAGGATCCCGCCCTTTGTTATGCCGCATTGCTTCCATCCTGCCTTTTTGAAGCAACAGCCCGGATTCACGCTCCTGATCTTTTCCGGATTCACATAGGTGTACATCCGTTCTCCCGGCCATCGTGTATAGGCGACCCGCTCAGCCTCGATAATAAGCTCTGAAGAAAGGATGTCGCCCTCATTCCGAAATACAGCGCAGTTCAGCCCCTCTTGGCCGCTGTCGTCCTTGAATTTCCTCCATACAAAAAGCGCGTCCTGGTTGGCCGTCATGAGGACCATCTTTTCACCGGGGCCGCAGAACAGCTTTCGTTCACGACCGTCCGCGTACTTGTAACAGGAATAATGCCTCTCATACATCTCCAGCGCCTTCTGGTTCCCGTCCTTGTATTCATGCCAGTGAATGAAGTCCTTTGAGGGGAATGTCCGCTCGATCTCTCGCCGCTCGTCCTCCAGATCGTGCCACAGGATGAAATGCTCCTCCGGCGCCGCGGCGACGATCTCCGCTGCCTTCGCCACCCGCTCCCGGATGCTCTCTTTCTTGATGGCCATGGCATCCGCGAGCGATACGGTAGGATCCCGCATAATGGCCATCTGCCCATCCCGCTCGATGATTGGTGCGGCCGGCGCGATGTGCAGCTTGTGGTATCGCACCTCCAGAGGCGGCAGCGCGTAGCCCTCATCCGAGTACCCGAGATCGGAAGGCTTTGTGACGAACAGCGCCCAGCTGGAGAGCCAGATGTAGAATTCCTTCTCTTTGTGCGGATAAATGGTAAGGTTCCCGGCTTTGCTGCTGTCGCGCTGGAAGAACCGTGTGAGCGCCTGCCCGGTATCCATTATCTCCAGGAACCCGGCGTAGTGGATCATTTCCTTGTACCGGTTCGGCGCCGGCGTCGCCGTGTTCACGAACTTGAACTGAACGCCCTTGTATTTGTCCAGAAACACCTGATAGGTCTTGGATCCGTAGGACCGCAGCACAGAAGCCTCATCCAGCGAGCAGACGGTGAAGTATTTCGGATCGATATCCCCGTCCCGCACCCGCTCATAGTTGGTGAGCAGAATGTCCCCGTCAGCTGCTCCGACCTCCGCCATGTTCCGCACATATTGCGGCGCCGGCATCCCCAGCAGTTCCACGGCGTCCCGCGTGAATTCCTGCTTGACGCCCAGGGGCAGGGTGATGAGGGCCTTCCCACCCGCGTGCTTGATAATCAGGCGGCAGGCCTCCAGCTGCTCCAGCGTCTTCCCGAGCCCGAATGCGGAGAAGTTTGCCCGCCTCCCGCCTCTTACCATCCATAGGACCGTGTCCCGCTCATGGGGTTTCAGGATGGGATTGACCTCATCCGCCGAGATGTCCAGTATCCCAGTGTCCGGCGCGATCTCCATTTTCTGCTTTAGAAACTCTATGTAGGTCACACCCGCACCGCCTTCGGTACCCTAACCCGCTCCGTCTGCATCATCCCGCTCACCCTTTTTCCGTCTTGTGTGCGTCTATGATGGCGGTCAGGGCATCGGCGGCATCAACGGTTATATCCTGACAGCATTCATATTTGCAGCTATTGCACCTCAAGCTATCAACTGTTGTGATGGCCAACCACTCCAAATCCTCTATCGCCTTATCCGCTCTGGCATTGGCGGCATCGAGGGCGGCGAGAAGGGATTCAACATCCTCCCATGACTTTTCCAGAGCGATTGCGTCAGGATGGTCTATGTATTCCTCATGTCCGATACGGTAAGCCAAGCCGCCTATTGGTTTTGCTAGTTTGTCAGAGCGCGTCATTCCTTTTCCGTGTCTCTCGGTGACTTTCCCTTCATAGGTTTCGTACTCTTGAAACACAGGGCAAGCATCCTGCATACCCCAGCGCTCAAACTGCATGACGTAATATTGCCCGCTGTGATCCGTCACCAATTGGCACTGGTGTGTCTTGGTTCGCATAATCCATCGATAAGGCCCCGGTGTTGCCTTGCTGTGCCTCTCCCGTATCGCCTGTAGCTGCTCGGCGGTCAGTATGTCAGTCATGTGCGGCCTCCTGAGTATCCTTGCAGTAACCCTTTTCCACGAACCGGAATTGTCCGCGCAAAAGAATGTGTTCCACAGAGCCGCATCCCATTTCGTCGCAATTATGTTCTTGGTCGTCACCGTCTTCCGGGTTTCCGGTGATAATTATCTCATCATTGCGTATCAGCACCTTTTCAACGCCCAAAAGCATTTTGTATTCTTCTTCACGGTATTTCACCATGTCATTCTCCCTTCTTCCATCTGCATCCGTCACACGCGCCGATATGTGCCGCTTTGTACTGCCCACATCGGAGGCACAGCTCATTGCGGAGGTCGGCTATGTCGGACGGCGTGAGGTTGGTGTCCTCGTAGGCGGCAAGGCGGTCAACGGCTTTCCCTCTGACGGCATATCCCATCGCAGGCGGGAGGGCAGTAACGTAAATGTCACCATCTGCGTCATTAAACCTATCGACTATTAGTGTGCTCTTACCGCTGTATCGCTCAATAAGTTTTTCCATCCCTCACACCTCCGGCGCGGCTATCGTCATATTCGTCCAGCATCTGTCGCAATAACGGTTGTGTACAAGCCTGTTGTTCTGCAATCCGCACGATGGGCATACCGGCTCATATTTTGCTCGCAGCGCGGCGAGTTCGGCTTTCTGCTTGCGATACGCTTTCCGCAGTCGGTTGATGGTTTCTATGGCCTCGTCCGGTGTCAGCAAGTCTTCGGTGGTGCGGAGTTTGATGTTGACTTTATCGTCCATTCGTTGCTTGCCTCATTTCTCTGATGATTCGCATTTGCTCCATGAATAGGCCGGAGCGCTCGCCCGACAAGCCGGCGCGTTTACCGGCAACCGATAAGTCTTGACAGGGACTGCCTCCGGTGATTACATCCACAGGCTCGATGTCCGCACCGTTGATTTTGCATATGTCACCTAAGTGTGTCATCCCGCTCACCCTTTTTCCGTCTTGTGTGCGTCTATGATGGCGTCGCTGCGAAACATTCCGACCAGTTCCTCACCCGCATACACAAACAAGTAGTCCCCGTGTACGGTCATGTAATCGCCGTTGATGATGCTGGTGCTGTCTGTTGTCTTGATGAAAAATCTGCTGCTCACGCTATCCCCTCCGCCTAAATCAAAAACTCATCGTATTGCAGGGCTTCCAGCAGCTCCGAGCGCGGCGTCAGCCGGTCAAACGCGCAGGGCCGCATATCTATCAGATAATCGCTGTCCAAAGTGTTGAGTTTCACGTCGTTGCTGATGGCGCAGGCGTAAGTTTTCATTTCACGAGCCATCCCGTACCGCATGAGTGCTTCCCATTTCTGCGGGTAATGCTTCCGCAGGATCTCGATGTTATTGCCCGCGAAGGCGAGCCCCGTCCCGCAGACATAACAGCCGTTGCGCTCGAAAAGCTTGTATCCGACATCATCGGTGAGATCATACAAAGCGGAGTACGGGCAGCTCCGCGACCGGATATAGGCCCATATATCATCATCCGTAAATATGGAAAGAGGATTTGAATAGAGGTACCCGCTGGCCTCGTACAGAAAGCCATAGTCCAAGAATGTGAAGGTCCGCCGCCTTGATTCACTGGCGAGCAGCCCGCGGAAGAGCGTGTCGCATCCGAGTTCGCACTGAAGGCGTTCAGACGGAGCCTCTTTGATCCAGTAGCAACAGGAATGGGAGATTCGCAGATCCGGGTATTGCTCCAGCATGGCGTAATACTCCTTGTTGCCCTCGGACTTCTCGCTGCTGTATTTCAGAAATACGTTGATATTAATCCGTGGCGCATCCAACTTCGTGGCATCTTTCCCGAGTATCGGGAAGCCGTATTGTTCGGCGATAAACCAGAAGCTGACCGGAGTCCCGACCTCCCAAACGAGCTTACGTCTCCGGAAGTCCTCCCACATTTCAGGCGTGACCGCCTCATTTAGCTTGTCCGTGTAGAGGAGGCGCCCCTTCTTGTTGAGATACCGCTTTACCTCGCCCTGTTCCTCAATCAGCGCCCATACCTCTTTCTGTGCCTCATATTTCAGGCGAGGTACCTTCAGCCTGTCCAGTTTCGTCTCAAAGAAGTTTTCGCCGCCCCATTCCTTGCCGATCCTTCGCGCGAACTCCAGGGATTCTCTGTATTCCACCCCTGTATTGCCGAATATGACGATCATGCTTTTGGCGTCTTCCGGGCACGTCTCGCGGATCAGATGCCATAGGGCCGTGCTGTCTTTTCCGCCGGAGAACGCGAGCGCGACTTTCTTTCCGCTGCGGAATGTCTTGCGTATGATGGATTTTGCGACGCGGATTTTTCTTTCCAGTGGTAAGGACTGCATCCGTTGCAGCTGGGCATATGTATAGACGCTTTGCTTTTTCCGGCTCATCCCAGGCCGCCCTGCTCCACCCGCTCGAAGTTCATCAGATTCTCCATACTCAGCGGATCCGGCCCCCACTCCCCGTCCACATACCACATCGGCGCCTCCCGTCCGGCAAGCAGCTCTTCCATCGTCTTCGTCTCGCTCAGGAACCCGCATGGCTCGATGTACAGGGCCCTCGGTTCGCCCCAATCCGGCAGCGTCTTCTCCCACGTCAGAAAACAGATATCTTTCCGCCCCCGGATGCCCGGCGTCTCGACCCGCAGCCCCTCCTCGTTAATCTCCAGGATGCGGGGCAGGATCAATGTGAAGAACCTCGTTCCTTGATACCTGATGTACCGCAGCTGCTGCCCTACCTTCAGCCGGTACCCGTATTCTCCGGTTTTAATCTCCGGCAGGATCCAGAATTTTGTACCCCGCGCATGACCCAGTAACACGCGGGGATAGGTGAGCAGTATTTCATTCATTTCCGTTCACCCCCATGGCCGCGCTTGCGCCTTCCAGGAATGATATCTGCCGGCAGACTTCGAAGGACTTGAACCCCTCAAAATCTTCCGCCAGCAGATCCGCGACGACATGGTCCCTATCCGCCCAGGCCTGCCCGAACGTCGCCACAAGGTTTGACCAGTCCTCCAGGTCATGATGCAGAATTTCTCCGTCCTCGCCGATATGCCGCATTTCGTGGTAGATAAGCGCCACGGCCTGCTCCCGTGACATCCGCACGAAAAACCAGTCCCGGACCTCAATAATAAAGCTGTAGCCCCAGGCGGATTTCAGCATCGGCGGAGCCTTCTTGCACCTGGCCACCCATTGCCATGCGTGGCCGCTCTTCGGCGGCTCCCAGGACACATTTTGCAGCCAGAGGATCGACCCCGGCGCGATGTGACTGAGCTCCTCGAACTTCTCCGCTAACCTGGCCGCTATGGGCCTATAGAAGTCGTTCCGGATCTCATGCTCGTCCCCGAAGCCCGCGCGGTCGATGCTCCCGAGCTTCCGGATAAACCCGTTTTCGTCGGCATACTGCACGCAGGCGCTCCCGTCCAGATCCTTCTCGATCTCGATCAGCCCGCTCTCGTCGTTAACGATCTGCAGTTTTTTCATACTGCCCTCCTAAAATCCGTCGAACGGTGCCACCGGGCACCACCAGATATCATTTTTCTTCCGCATTCTCGCAGGATCAACGACATTCCCGCTATCGGTTTGCCACCAGAGTTTCGGGCTGCTGCTGCGCGGATCCGGCCGCAGGTACCCAATCTCATGCCTCTCGGCAGGGCCAAATACATAGCCGATTTTCGGAACGATCCGTATGGCCGTCAATTCGTCAGGCCTCGGCTTCAGGTCTATCCTGGTCAAATCAAGGCGCTTCCATTTGCTCATGCTTTCCCTCCTAAAATCCCAGCAGCGCGCACATCGCGCCGCATATCACCATGGGGGCGAATATCCCGACGATCACCGCGACCGTCAGCCGGCCGTCATTCTCCATAATCCACCGGCCGATCCCCCGCAAGGCTTCCCCTTGAGGAGAAGCTGTCGCCTCTGGCGACTGATGAGGTGTCCCCTTGTTCACGCGCTCTCCCTCCCCTCAAACGGTACGCCCCGGATGCGCTCCCATTCCGATATCCCCTCCAGGCGGAGCTTGTCCGCCGCCTCCGCGCCGAAGAGAGCGAGGACGGTGCAGGATGTGTGCGAGGCCCGGCGCTGCGCGTCAATGTGCGCCTCGGTACCATCCACGGCCAGCGCCATGTCGCGAATCGCTATCATGTAATAGCCGTAGAGCGTGTCCAGGATCTCATCATTAAGGTTCACGCGCTTTCCCTCCTTACCATGTCGCAGCCGTACACGGCCGCGAACTCCGTCTTCTCCAGATGCCGGCACTTCTTTTTCTGGCAGCAGTACAGGCAGATCGCCTCCCCTGTGACAGGGCATGTCCGCACCGCGCCCGGATGCCAGGTACGTTCGCAGACGTCGCACTTCTTCGGCGTCAGCCGCGGCGGTACCCACGGAATTTCTTTGCCGATTGCCATAATGTCCTCCTATCGGTAGTATTCTGGAAACACTTTTTCAGGCTGCGGCAGATCTATCTCCGGTGTGAAGACAGCATGCCCGCGGAATATGCCGTTCAGGTATGTTTCCCGCAGTTTGACACCCGCGTAGTTCTTCTGTTCTTCGTTCAGGATGTCAGACGGGACGAGATGCCCATTGATCTGGAAATATGATCTGGTATGTATTTTTTCTGTACGTCTCACATCCATCACCCCCGCCTATCCTATGCAACGCCCGTTTGTCCATATTTCCGTTTCCCAGATCCCTCAGTAATCCGCCTCCGCGCCCAGGCTCCTTTGGAAGGGAGATGTCGCGATGCGACTGAGGCTTGTCCTCTCAGAGGTAATTCCGCCCAAATTCCCGGATAAACCGCGCCGTGTCCCATCCGTACTCCGCCATGATCCTCTCCTGGTGCTGCGACTTCAGCTTCCGGGACTGCTCCGCGTCCCTATGTACGGCCTTCTTGCCCTCGCGGTGACAGTCCACGCACAGCCTTGCCTTGGCGCGGTAGCACTCCGACTTCTTCCGCAGCGCTCCACCCCAGACGTGATGAGTCTCAAGCACGCGCGGCTTCTCGCACAATTCGCAGATTCCGAACATACCGGTTAACTCCCTTTACGCACTCTGCTCGTTTTTAACAGGCTGCATCGGTTCAATTCCAAAAAAAGCACAAAGGCGTACATATTCATCCGCTCGAAACTCTCGCCTACCTCGTAGACTCGGTTGCAGCTTTGAATAAGGTACGCCTGTTCGGTCGCTAATAGTTTTAATGGTCATGCCACTTTCCTTCACCTTATTAGCAATAATATTCTCGCACGTCATAGCCCCGCCCCTTTCTTAGTTTCTAAGATATTAGAGCCACAATATCATTAGTTTTTAAGAATGTCAATATCATTTTATCACTTTGTAAGAATTTTTATTGACATTTATTATTTTCGCGGATAATATAGCCCCTGAGGTGATAATATGCAGAACAGGGACTTCACATCGTTAAACAAAGACGATATTGCTCGTTTATTGAAAGAGCAGCGCGCGCAAAGTAAAAAATCAACTTCTGATGTTACTAGTCTCCTTAAAGACAGAGGTATTTTCATCTCTGAGACAACGCTCTATGGATATGAAAATGGTGTGTCTACTCCGAAAGTTAAAATATTCTTGGCTTTGTGCGATATATACGGCATTACAGATATAATGAGCGCCCTTGGTCTTTCAATAGAAAAACCCGCCGGCAATATTGCCGACGGGCTGAGTAAAAATGAGTCTATAATGTTGAACCTTTTTCGTATGGTTCCAGAGGAGGATCATGATATGGTAGTTCAGATGGTCGAGGCTGCACTAAGGTCAAGAGGATTACTCTGATTGCGGTCTCAATCGCAATAGTTGGATCGCTTGATCCTTCTATTAGCTTACATATCGGCTCTTCTGTCCTCTCCATAATTATCATCTCTTTCTATAAATATTTTAAAAACAAAAAAAGCGATGGTCTAGTCATCGAATACAGGGCGCATGAGCTGCGCCCAGGCTGCAACTGGCTGCCATAGACAAAGTCTTTAGGCCCTTTAGCTTTGCGTCCTCGTCTTTCGGCGAGTGTGCTAAATATCATTTTTCTATATTATTCCAATAAATATGTCGAAGGCAAGAAGTATTTGTCGCTAAAGTTTCTTTATTAATTTCGTTCAATATCACAAAACACGATATCACCCTGCAAACACATTGCAAATATACAAGTCGCAGTGTGCCGATATATGATTGCAGCAAGCAATTATTTGGAGGCACAGATATGGCAGAGGATAGAACACCAACATACGTAAGGATTCCAACTGATCTTTTAGAAAAGCTTGATAAAATAGCGATTGACCAAGAAAGATCTCGTAACTGGGTTATTAATAAGATGTTGGAAAAAGAAGTAGCTTTATATGAAAAGCGCGGTAAATTGTAAGTGTTAGTGAATGGCCAAGTCTTGTCTGCCTTAACGAGGTGACGCCCATGAGCACATCAAGAGATAATAAGCTGCCGCCGAAGGTCACCACCGACCTGCGGACAGCGGCCGGATATATCCGCGAATCGACGGACGATCAGCTTGAGTATTCACCGGATGCCCAGCGAAAAGAACTGCATCGTTATGCGCAGCAGAACGGTTATATTCTGGACGACAGACACATTTATGTGGACGAAGGCATATCCGGACGGAAGGCTGACAAGCGCCCTCAGTTCCAGCGGATGATTGCCCTGGCGAAGTCGGAGGCACATCCCTTCGACGCGATCCTTGTATGGAAATTCTCCCGTTTCGCACGAAACCAGGAGGAGAGCATAGTCTATAAAAATATGCTAAAGCGCGACGGTGTGGATGTTATAAGCACTTCAGAGCCCGTGATCGAAGGTCCTTTCGGCAGTTTGATTGAACGCATCATTGAGTGGATGGACGAATACTATTCCATCCGTCTGTCGGAGATGGTAAAGATGGGCATGACGGAGAAGGCCCGCCGAGGGGAGATGCAAAGCACCCCGTCCTTCGGATACCGCGCTGAGAACGGCATGTTTGTCCCTGTGCCGGAGGAAGCCACTGTGGTCCGTGAGATATTCAATCGATTCGTCGCCGGCGAGGGCGCATACCCGATTGCGAAGTGGCTGAACGAGTCCGGCGTCCGGACGCACCGCGGCAACCGTTACGAGAATCGGACAGTGGAATACATACTCCGTAACCCCGTTTATATTGGTAAGCTCCGTTGGAACCCTACCGGCCGCTCCCGCCGCAATTTCGATGACCCAAATATAATATTAGCCAACGCCGGCCATGAACCCCTTATTGATATGAGTACCTGGGAGGCAGCGCAGCGCAGGATGGCTGAGATCAAAGCTCAGTGGGGTTATAAGGCCCGGCCGACGCATGAACTCAAGGACTGGCCAAGCGGCTTTATCCGCTGCTCTGATTGCGGCGCGACTCTTGTATATGCACTTCCGCATTACTATAAGTGCAACAATTATATAAGAGGCCGCTGCCGTTCTTCGCAGCATGTCCGCGCTGATCTCTTGAAGGAAGCAATCATTGAGCGCCTGACCGAGGACGCGGCTACCATATACCCATTGAAAGCGTCTATCATGTTTTCAAAAGAGCGCGGTGGTAGTGAATTAGCCCTGCTGGAATCCCACGTTGCACAATTGGAAAAGAAAAAGGACCGCCTCCGAGAAGCGTACCTGAACGGGATCGACACCGTTGAGGAATATCGCAACTGGAAGCAGTCCGCCGACGAGGAGCTTGAATCTGTAAAGCGCCGAATCGCAGAGATAAAAGAACAAACATCGGACTTGAACTACCTGCCTTTGCTAAGAAGATCCATCGAAGAGGCATTAAAAACCCTCTCAGCGCCCGATGCTTCAAATGAAGATAAAAACTCCGCCGCACGCTCGGTAATAGACACTTGCATCTTCGATAAAGCTTCAAATACTCTCTCCATCACCTACCGAGTCCTTTTTTAATACAATCAAAATGTTGTCTATTGGTGTATGGTCCACCTTACTGTAATAGACTACGATTATATTCCCTTATCTTTTGTTTTCTGG